AGCAGTATCAATGACACCCTGTAACTGTGTCTTTGCGGTGTTAGCAGTTGAAACAGCACTGTCAAGATTAGACTTGGACGTTCCTGCCGTACTGACAGAATTGTCGAGCTGTGTTTTTGCCGTATTCGCCGCTGCCGTTGCCGTTTCAATGACACCCTGTAACTGTGTCTTTGTATTGCTGACTATATCAACAAATTCGTCATATCTGGTTTTTGTAAACTCCGACCTTTCAAAATCACCAATAAAGTGTTTGCCAACGCTAAATATAATTTCGTTGGTTGTAGCACGAATGGTGTCTTTTACGCCATATACGCTTAATGTACATTTGCCATATGTAATTTCCGATGGCAGGTATACTGAATTGTTTTCGTCCAGATCTGCTTTGTAACAATTCCCATTTTGTGAGAAGAAGGACGTTTTAGTAAATCCCCCCCAATCATCTGAAAATGCAAATATAAACTTTATAAACTCCTGAGAACCTTCAACTAGGCAGCTTAAATTTGTACCAATTCTTAATTGCTGTCCTTGTACACATATAATAACTTCCATTTTCAATACCCCTATTGTTAATCGCAAATAATATCAATTCCATATGCCATGGCAGCATCGTGTTCAATTTTACACCCACGTGCTTTAGCCCATCCCCGTAACTGCGCATAGATATTTTCGCGTCACAGCATTTTCTTTTCCGTCACCCCCGTCACATTGATTGAAAACGCCACATCCGGTACTGCTGCCGCGCAGATACGCAATGTATTCCCGTCCAGCGTTGCGAAACAACGGTTATATGCTTCGGCCTCCGCGGTTGTTGGCAATGTGTTTGTTCCCGTCGGAGCCAGACTGACGCTGCAGTGATTCGGCTGGAAATTATTTGTCAGTGTGACCGTATACGCATAGTATGTTGTGCTATCCAATATGTGCGTTGTCCATCCGGTGATCGGGATGCTGTGCGTTTCTGATTTATGCGAATCGCCATCACGTATCAGATCAGCTGTTAGCAGGCTGACCGGCACTTTTTTCGTTTTTCCGCCTACATTTGCCACCAGTGTGTCATTTTGTGCCAATGTACTGGCGGATGGTAAATCCTGTGTTTTTATCATTTATCTATCCTCACGTTTTCGTCCATACACATGTGAAATTCAGTGCGGTCACCGTAACGGCTGAATTATAGGTATTCAGTATGTACGGGCTTCCCATCCCGGGATGTACTACGTATACACCATTGGTACCGGTACAGCGCACGGAATATGATGCCAGCATATAGCCTGATTTTGCAGGCAGATACCCGGATATACTTTGATACCCGTTGGCCGCGATGGATAAATTCAGGCCGGTTTTGGATTCCGTAGTTACATACTGATATTTATTCCCATTGATCGTACTGTTGGTTACTAAATTCCCGTTCAGATTTACCGTATTTTGAAATGTCGATGCCAGCTTGAATTCTGATGTGCCATCTACAGTCAGCCCGCTTTGAAGGCTCGCCCATGCCGCTATTGCAACCTGGTCGAAGTCCATGCCGATCATTACCTTGTTTGCTGTCGGGCTGTCCTCTTCAATGTTTGTCCATACCGCATTGCCCCACGTGTCCTTGTCTTTAGGCAGCCGGAAGAAGATGGCCGACCCGAAACGTGCATAGCTGCCTTCTACGGAAACAGCCTTCAGCGTTGCTCCGGTGATTGTCCCGGTCGCGGTTATATCCTGAGCTAATATTTTGTTTGCAAGAACGGAATCCACTAAAATCTTGCTGGCAATAACTGCGCCGTCACCGATTGCGACCGTGCCCCACTGCATGGCCACCCATTTGGATCCGTCCCAGTAATGTATCTGGTTGCCGTTTGACGTATCATACCAGACATCGTATTTGTTAAAGCTCCCGGCCGGCTCCGTTGCCTGCCAGTATGCCGCGCTCTTTCCTGCTGCTGCCTTTGACGCATCCTGTGCCGCTGCCTGTGCATCCTTCACCAGATACACAACTCCAGCGGCGTCTGCTGATGCCTGATCGGCTTTATCCAGTGCCTCCTTCGCCGTGCTGTCGTCCGTAGGCGGTGCCGTACTGTTGCCTGTGATCCATGCTCTCCCGCCGGAGACGCGTACGTTAACGGTGTCCCCTGCCTTGCAATTGATCGACATGGTTACCGGCGTTTCATCCACACCACCCGGAATATGCACGTACGCTGTAGATCCTTCTACCCGTGTAACCGTTGCGGTGGTATCATATGGCCTCGTTTTTTCCTTTTTATTCTGATTCAGGGCTTTCAGAATATCCGATAAGATATCTTCAATCTTACTCAACCATTTCACCTTCTTCCGCGGTTGTGCAGGCATACCCCAGCGTGACAGACTGGGATGTCACCTTGACCGTCCCGCTGATCTGGGGATAATTCAGCCTCACATATGATCCAATGGCCACATCCGGATTGTACCGGCGGTCATAGGATACTGTTTTCGATGGGTTCTGCAGTTCCTTCAGCCTCCGGATGGCATACGCGGACAGGGTTTCGCTGCCGGACAGGTCACAGTCCGTTTCTTCCTGCCAGATTTCCCGCCCGCGGCTTATGGTGGACAACCTGCTGTCTGCGCTGTCATCACGCGCTACCGCTACCATGCCGTCCATAATTGCCCGGAAAACGTTCGGGCAGGAATACCAGTCATTTTCAACGCTCAGCTTAGGCTCTATCATGTCTGCATCCGGGGAAAATACTGCTTTGATTTCCGTGTTATATGGCTCTATAACGATTTCTCCCATGCCCGTGATGCGAATATTCCAGTTGATGGCATCCGCGATTTTCTGAGCCATGGTCAGCCTTGTTTCCCCGTCCTCTGCGATAATGGCCGTTGATAATTCCGGTGATGCAATCTCCCCGCCGGTGATGCCGGATGAAATAATTCCGATCTGATTATTCTGTTCCGTGGTCAGTACGCTTCCGTTTTCATCTGTAACATAATCAATAGTATTTATTGTCTTTTTTTGCCCCGCATAGGATACCGGCGCAATTACATCCAGCAGTCTGGCAATCAGTTTTGCCCCGTCAGCTCCCGCCGGTGCGTACCACCCGCGCGGCAGCAGGATATCGTCGCACGGTTTCAGCACAGAATAGCAGGCGGCAGAATAACTATTCCGCCGCCCTTCCATTTCCTTCTTTGGTGTGGATGTGAGGCCCGTAAATATTGCGGTTCTGAATGCTGTGCCGTTCTGCCTTGCATCCAGATAAATCCGGATCCACTTTTCACCCGGGTCATCGGTCATGTCGATATCAGCCGACTCCTTAAGGCCATCCGCTGACCGGTCTATTTTTCCTCCGGTAAATCTCAGCGTGTCGATGTCACGCCATGTTACCGGATCGACTTCTGTCATCTGATATCTTGCGGAATAACCCTTACTCCAGTCCATGTTATTCCTCCATGATTTCTTCCCAGTCCGCCAGTGTCATGCCCTCGAATCCTTCCGGATCAATTTTGTTTATGGTTAAGCTGAATGCCGGATAGGTAGCGTCGTATTCACGCGATTCTGAAACTTCAACATCTGCCGCAAAACTGGATCCGTCCGGCGTGCGTACATGGCAAATCCCGGCATAGTCTGCCAGCCTGCGCATCAGATTGGCGGTAACATCATCGTCTGAAACCACAAAATAGTCCGTTGCCGCTGACAATTTTCTGGTAACACCCGGGTTCCAGTCTCCTACAACTGAACCGCCAAGATATTTAGTCTGGCTGAAATTCTTATCCCATGAATTATCTATTTTGATATTATACGGCAGACTCACACGCTCTCCGCCAAAGTCAATGACAATGGCATAATTTTCGATGATGTCACCATCATCCGATCCTGTGTCAGCCCATGCCGGAAGGTTGTCGGCAGTAATATAATCCCCGTTTGCTGTCCGGAGCACCACACGGTGACCGCCGTTTTCCCCTAGCGCCGGATATGGATCCACGTAAGCAGTTCCGAAGGTTCCGCCCTGTACAATCAGTTCCGGGGCATCGGCAGAAAGCCTGTATATATCGCATACGTCCGTATCCAGTGCCCCGTCCGGTTTCGCTGGCGTAATTGTTGCCGTCATGTTATCGCTGTCAACGAATACCGTGGCAGACGGGATCACAGCCTGATGCAACCAATGCACTTCAAAACGCTGTGTTACCGTTTCTGTCTGCCCGTATGTATCTTTTACAGTTGCAACGATATTATATGCAGCTCCATCATCCAGACGCCCGGTAAGGTCATCTGCTGTTATACTCATTTCTGCTTCGCCTGTCTGCGACTTCCTGGCAATTGTTTCACCTTCATATCCGTCAGCTTCAGACTCGTCCGGGCGCTCCATGTGATAATCTTCCGCGCGCTCGATTACAAGAATCGTTTCCCCGCCTTCTCCGGCGCCTGTAACAGTCGCGGTCATCGGCAGCGTAGTTAAAGATGATACCGTGCGCTCATTACCATCAGAATCGGTAAGGGTTACATCTGACAGTGAAAGTGTTACCCCTATGCTGATCGGCTTGGCATAAATTACCGGTACAGGCACTGACCAGCCGTCAGACTGCCGCCCGGAAGCGGAGCATACCCGGCACGCTAAGTAGTGTGTGCCATAATCCCAGCCAAGATCATCAACGGCTATATCTATGCTTTGCGCTGTTGCGGTATGCGCTATTACGGTGCCGTATGTGACAGTATCTCCTACGGCACATTCGCATATTTCAGCATATCCCTGTGCTGTCCCGTCAGTTGTAACATATCCCCATGACGCTGTGAAAGTATCCCCTGCCGTGATTACCTCGTCCGAAAGAACCAATGTCGGTGTTGCCGGCGCACTGGTTAAATCAACAGTGATAATATCTGACCACGGGCCATCCGTTTCATTTTCGCCGCTTCCGCTTGTCAGGCGTATACGGAAATACCAGCTTTTCCCGGTTTCAAGGCCAGACACATTTATCCGGCTTGCATTTAGGGAAGATACTTCATAAGTCTTCGGCTGATCAGTTGATTCCCATGCGTCGCTATGGTCCGCCCATGCGATCACGGCGCCTGTAGCGTTGCTCCATGTCCATGACCATGACACTGTTACCGTTCCGTCAATGTCGGCCGGGGTAACTGTGACATTCTCCGGGGCTTTCGGCACTGTGCCATTTTCCCATGTAGTTGCAGATACCATGTTTCCCGCAAATGCATAAATTCCGAACGTATATGATGTATCTGATGACAGGTCAGGACATTGCACAGTTGCCGAAGTCCCGCCGTGCTCAATGGTTCCAACATTATATGTCTGCCCGTTAAGTACTAATACAATCTGAAGCCGGCTGTCTGATACAGTGCTGTTATTTGCCGCTGTGACAGTTGCTTTATTTGTGCTTGTATCAACGGATACACTCGTAATGGTTGGTTCAGCCAGGCTTCCGAGCATAGCGATTTTACCGGCACTGTTCATTTTGTTGCCGCCGTAATCGGTAACCACACGTACAAACAGGCACTGGTCATCGGCCAGTTGGTTATCAACGGAAAAATTCACCGTATTATTTCCGCCGGTATATGAATTAATCGTGAACCCATCCTGCCATGACGCACCGGAAGGTATAGAGTTGTTTGCTCCAGGCGTTGCAATGCAGTACTGAATTACGGCGGAAGAACACGGATGCAGCCTGCTTACTCCAGCATTGAATCCTATTGATATATCCATTCCATTGGCTGAATTATTTCGTGCAGACACTGCATTAATGCCAGCACGCGGCGGATATGCATAAGTAAATGATGTGTAACTCCATTCACTTGCACCTCGCGGTCCTCTTGATCTGCATCTGAGCCAACGAATATAAGAAGTATTTTCGTCCGGCGTTATTGTTTCCGTGATATCGATTGACCCTGCCGCCGATCCTGTCCCGGTCATCCATCCAAGGCCGCCATTCCATGGAAGCTGTGTTCCGTCTGCCGCTGAAGTAGACAACATGGACTGATATTCAATATCCGTTGTGACATTCGCGCCGCCTGCGTTGCAAGTCCAATTAAAGGTTCTGGTCATTGCGTTGTTGTTATCAGATGACCATACAGAAGGGCGGGCTGGAAAATTAATCTGATATTGACAGTATGACCAGTCTGACCATGTAGGGTCTTTGCCTTTAATTTTTGTCTTCGTGTTTCCTCTTACGCGGAACTTGACGTATTTTAGAATATGGCTATTGTGCGGATAGTAATTTGACCGGCTGACCTTCACTGTTTTGCTGGTATCGGTTTTGGCATTTTTTAAGTCAACTTTCTTCCAGTGGTTGCCGACATTATCATAAAGCAGTGTGTGCCCAAGGATTTGCCCATCATCATATTTTTTTGCCTGCTTCCATGAGATCGTATAGTTATCTTCATTTCGTGTGATGGACAGCCCTGTAGGTTTCGGTGTTTTTACTGTGTTTCTGCTCGCCATTTTTATGCCATCCTCACTTTCATTTTCAGTCTCCGGCTGAAATTCTCAGCCCACTCTTCCGGATTTTCCGCGCCGCTGACATTCATCGTGATGTTATACGTGTCTCCTCCGCCGTTTCCGCTGGTCGCTTCACGAATGTCGTTTAACAGGTTCTGCCGGCCGTACATTACCTCATCTCCGACTTCGCCTGCGCCGAATAATGTTGCCTGAGTGTATAGGTACGGCTGGTTCATGGCCTTTGCATCCCATGAAATTCCAAAATGTGGCGCAGAAGGCGGGTTTAAAGAAAAATGCCCGGTGATCGAAATATGCGGCAGTGACAATTTAGGCAGATGCCACGAGAAATTGAAGAAACCTTTAATCTTATCAATCGCGCTTTTTACAGTATTTTTTGCGCTATCCATCTTACTTTTGAATGCATCCTTAATTGATGAAAGCTTATTGGACACAACACTATATGCGCCAGACATCTTTTCAGAGAAATGGCTTTTTATTGAGCTCATCTTGCTGGATACCGTAGTTGCCACGCTCGAAAGCTTATTTGAAAAGGCAGATTTCACGCTTGCGAGCCTGCTGCTGACATTTTCCTTGATGGATGACATTTTGTTTTTAACGGTTGCCAGCGCAGAACTTAGCTTTCCGCCTGTTAGATTATCGACCTGTGTGAAAGCATTTCCCCATACGGTTTGTATCTGTTCGCCTGCCGCACCGATTACGCCTTTGATGCCTCCGCCATGTTCCTCAACAGACTGCTGCATGTTAGAGAAAGTTTCGGAGCATTTTGATTTCATGCTCTCCCACATGCCAGAAACCGAACTCGATACGGTATCCCACACACCAGAAAACCACTCAGATATTGATCCCCAGTTCTGTATCACCAGAACAACACCTGCAATAGCGGCACCGATGGCTAGTATTGTCGGATTGGTCGCAGTAAGAACGTTTCCAAGTCCTCCGAAACTTCCGATCAGCGTGCCAAGTCCACTTCCTGTTCCAGTTATTGCCTGCATCAGCGGACCTGCCGCGGCAGTGATCAGAAGCACCTTTACGATCGCCTGCTGCATTTCCGGAGAAAGTGACTGGAATGCTTCTGAGACCTGTGTTATTACACTCGCAACTTCTTCCAGCACCGGGGCCAGAGCAGACGACAGTGAATTGAAGAGCGGTGCCAATGCAGCCATAAGAGTATTCAGTGATGTCTGAAAACTATCTATCGGGTCCAGCGTATTCTCGAAAGTGCTGGACACACTGCCGCCGAAATCTGACATAGAGCTGTCCAAATTATCGAGTGATAGTGTCCCCTGCGCGTAAGCGTTGTAAAAAGCGCCTCCGGCTCTGGTTCCGAATAATTCATAAGCCGCCGCCAATTTGTCCGACTCGCTTCCGGATCCGGACATGGTTTCAGAAAATGCTTTCAATTTGTCATTTAGGGTCTGGCCGTCAGATGCTGCGTTTTTCATCGCAGTCTTGAGACCCATCATGGCTGTGGAGGTATCCATGCCGGCCATAGAAAACTGCCCGATCAGCTGTGCAGACTGCGTAGCATTCAGCCCCATGCTCTGAAACTGCGCTGCGTTTGCGGACAGTGCCTCTCCAAGGCTTCCCATATCTACGCCGGTTGCCTGCCCAACGCTGTTCATGACGTCAAGCATTCCGGACGCATCGTCAGCCGACATCCCAAAAGCGGCAAGCACTTTAGAAGTTGAATCAACCGAACTTGATACATCCGTGCCGTTAAGCTGAGCAAATTTAAGGAACTGCCCGGACAATGATTCCAGTTTGTCCCCGGTAAGCCCAAAGCGTGTATTTACTTCGCCAATCGCAGAACCGGCATCCTCAAACGATACCGGTATAGATGTCGCAAGGTTTGACATACTGGTTTTCATCGCTTCCAGCGCGTTGCCACTTGCACCGGTTTTCTGCACGATAGTATCCGCCCCGGCGTCCACCTGTTTAAAAGCTGCGGCAGACGCCGCTCCCATTGCTACCAGTGGGACAGTTACGCTTTTTGTTAGCGTACCACCGATATTCCCGACACTGGAAAATGCCTTAGAAAGCCCACTACCGGCCTTCTTTCCTGCGCTTGTTCCTGCTGTTTCAGCAGGTTCATTAAGCTGTTTTTGTAACTCGCCTTCAATTCCATCGGTTGACGGCATGATCTGTATATACGCCTGAGCAATTGTGTTTGACATTATTTACCTCCTGCCGCACATGCCTTTTCAAATTCTTCCGGCGATGAGAAAATCTTATACTTTCGTTCATCCTGTTTGCTCTTCTTGATCAGTGCTTCAACCATTGAGTCAGGTTTTTTCGTGCCTTTCTTTGCGGCAAGCGCATAAAGGATGTATGAAAGGCGGTCTACTATCATCGCGGTCAATATCTCATCCAGCGATGCGGAAACATCGGACATCATGCGAACAGTCCTTGAATTTTCGTCAAGCCCTGCCGCCAGTGCTGATATGTATCCGGCATCAAAATCCCGAAGGTTATAGATATGATAAACTTCCGCGAAGTCGCATAAGACCGCCCCTTCATCCTTCTTCAGAATCACAAACAGGTATATCAGTTTTTTCCGGTCTTGTCCTCACCGATGGCTGTCATAATATCTGTGATCTCAAGTGCCAATGAATCCGTATCAATGATATTATCCTCATCGCGCACATGCTCACAAAGGTCCTTCCATTGCTTAGTTCCGAGGATCAACTCCATGATATGATCCGTCTGCTTTACGGTCATAGAATTAACGTCCTCCGGCCATGCCTCCGCAAGCTCCCAGTTTTTAAGGGCTTTCTTTAAAATTGAAAAGGCGAAGCCTGTTCTGGTTTCGCCGCTGATATACTTGTTTTCCTCTTCCATTTTTTCTCCTTATGCCACCTGCACATATTCGTAAGATGTCTGGCCGTTTTCATCAGCTTCTCCGGAGATTGTTACACCATACCCAACCGGGTCAGTATCAGTATATGTAATATCATCACGAGCTGTAAGATCACCAGACGGAATAACAGTCCTTACTCTCTGACCTCTAGTCGTGATGCGCTCAATAACCCAAACATGTTTCTCTATTGTCTTGGTGTTTTTCTTTACGGTGATAAGCTTTTTCTCCGCGTCTTCGGTCACATTGCCTTCACCATAAAATACCTTAAGCGCATTTATGTTTGTTGACTCAATCATGGTAAACTTGTACTCGTCTGCAAACTCTGATTTTGTATGAAGTACCGGGTCACCGCCCCACGCTCTCGCCGTATCAGACGAAAAAGTATTGCTGTTAGTAACACCGTCTGAAGAGATATACCCAACACAGACAAAAGCTGAATCAAGGGCTGTTGTTGCATCTGTCGGTAAAATAGATCCGAGCGGAGCATACCACACGCCACCACTTACCATTGGTTTTCCGGTTGTGACGTTGCTTGCATTATTAGCCATTGCTTAATCCTCCTTGTAAACTACATCAAAAACTGCCTGATACCGGTACTGGCGTGTTGTCGGGTTAGTGTAATTGTAGCTTGTGTTAAGCTCGCATTTAGACACGCTGTTAACAGATATCAGGCCAAACATTGCGTTTTCTACTTCCGCATTTAATTCACATGCCTGTTCAAGGCTGCCAGCATAGGACTGTATGGCAATCTGTGCCGTGCAGATAAAATTTCTCCGCGACCCGGATGTCCGCTCGATTAAGATAAATTTCCCGGAAGGCAGCTTTTCGGGGCGCTCCATATACACCGGGACAGGTGACAGCTTTTCAGACAGATAATCAAGTATTGTCTTCTCTATCATCCGCAGATGCCCCCTTCAGCAGGTTGTTGCTTTCCATGTCATTTTCGTCCTGATCCTGCCATACATTCACGGCCATACGTTGCCCGGTATTATGCGGTGCATAAATGCTTGTATGCGGGACTCCGCCATAAGCAGCCTTTGCTACCCTGGTACATTCATCGCCGATCTCGGCAGACTGCAGCAACTGGGCAACCCCATCATACAGCAATTTAACTTTGTATCCCTTTTTCCCATTACTCATACCGCATCACGCTCACTTTTTTATTCCACATCAGCGGAATATTGTCCTCAATCCCTTCGGTCACTGGTCCAATGGATGTCCACTTCTCGTTAAAAAATTCAATGATCGTGTCCGTCCATGTGTGCGTGTCACCTTTTGGTATTGCTAGCTGGTAATCCGCCCTCTTTCCGTATAGATTTATGGAGTCCTCGATTTCCTGCGCAGATGAAGGGTACACCAGCACGTTGTCAACGGCTTCAACGCTGTCCATGTAAACCGGGGCATTGAAATCATCAACACCCGTTTGTGTTTTTACGTGCAGTTTTACGGTTATCCCTTTAATCATCTGCCATATCCTCCAGCGGGCTGTATGCTCCGATGTGGTCACCGACTCCCAACAGTTTTTTATCCAGTTTGGAAAGATACAACTCCCCTGAGCTTCCGGTTCCCATCGTCCACGACTGTGAATAACCAAGCGCTGAAGCTGTGCCCTGTGTGGCTCCAAGCGGATACATCTGTGTATCTGTGTCTCCCACTGCCCGGCGCACCATCCGGCAGGAAACAACATTTTTAGCATCATCATAAGCCTTACTGTTATATGCATCAATAATAACTGCCGCTTCATCGATCAATGCGGTACATTTTGCACGTTCATCCGCGGTTAGTGTCCGGAACCCTGCCTGTACATCGTCAACCGTAGCATAGGTCATTTTTTTACCGTCCTTCTCTGTGTGGGCTTCTTTGCTGCCGTTTTTTCAGCGGAAGGAGCGGCCAGCTTATGGCCAGCCGCCAGGTATTCATCCTTCCGCGAATCATCAACATACATCAGATTGCCCATGATTTTATTGATAAAGGCTATCATGTAGATGCCTTCGTGAGCCTGTTGAATACGGTTGTGTCCGCACGAAAGCCAAGCTCAATCTCAGCACGAACAGCAAACATATTCTGCTGCCAGAGGTTGATTGTGGTATCCCCGGATGTAACGGTTGCAGTATCAGATACAGCGACCTGCACACCCTGTACAGTGCCATATACTGCCTTAGTCCAGTCACCGGCAAAACCAACCGTTGCCGGTGTGCCGGTCACATATGCGCCCTTGCTCTGAAGCGTGCGGACTCCAAGCACCATCGGAATAGCACCTTCGGCAACGGAATTGATAAACAACGGGCGCTTGTTGCCATCTACAGCGGAAAGCAGGATAGCTTTGCCCTGCGGGGCAAGCGTGATACCGTTCATGATACCGTCATGCTCAGCAATGTCCGTATCTGCGGCTACCAGGCCGGCGTAAGCATCAGTTCCGATTTCCTGTGCCGTGCAAGCCTTCAGCGTATCGAAATTCTCACCCGGTACGGTTACAGCTCCGAATACCGTTGCATCGAATTTAGATGCCAGTGCCAGCGGCAGGCGGGAAATCAGTGCATCGTACAGCGCCCGGCGGTCACGCTGAAACTCCATAGAGAAAGTTTCAATAACTGCCAGCTTGTAAGCCTGCATTTTTTTTGTGGAAAGAGTCGGGTTAGATACCGGCTTCTTTGCAGTTTCATCAACCCATGCGGCGTCCGGATCACCGGTAATAACCGGAACAACTACACCGTTGCCCGGCAGTGTGATCTGCCGCGCCAGCTGCATTACTGCGGACTGTTCCTGTGTTTTCTGGATAATTTCACTGGATACTTCCATTGGAAGATCGATTGATTTTCTATTAACTTCTACTGCCATAATTTTATATCTCCTTTATTTTTTCATCTGATCATCAAACCACTCTGCGAACTTGTCCCGGGTCTTTCCTCCGGGAACATGGGCGACCTCACCGCCGTCTGGAACCTGTGGGAAGATTTTCTTTCCTGCAAACTCCATAATTTTCTGTGCCTGTGCTTTACAGGTTTCCTCGTCATCACCATATAGCATGGATGCCGGCACTCCGGTTTCGGCGGACACTTTATCCCTGATCTGGCGAACCTCATTAGCCTTTTCCATCTGGTCAACCTGACGCTGTAATGCATCGGCTTTTTCCAAAGCCTTTTGCAATTCAGATTTGGAAGCTTCTTCCTGCTCGTCATACTTAGCCGCTTTAGCCTTTAGATCGTCATAGTCCGCATATTTAGCGTGTTCACGTGCCAGCCGCTCGCCCATGATAGCGTTCATTTCGGATTGTGTGAAAGTGCGCTCCGGCTGTTCAGCCGTGTTATTTTCCTGATTCACAGTTTCAGTTGTTTTTGTTTCATCCATGGATTTACCCCTCCTGTTAGGTTCCACCACGTTTAAGGCACGTGTTGCCAATAAAAAAGCGGTCTCAAATGAGATCGCTTAAATTATTCTTCACTATCATCTGCATAATACTGCCGCTCCAGTGCGCGGTTTTTAGCCTTCATGCTTTCGCCATCAAGGTCAGTGATTATCCGCTTATATGAATTTGGATTGTAATCCTGCACATCGTAATCATCAGAAAATCGGATCATAAATTCACACTGACAATTTGCATGGATGTGATCGGCGTGCGCACCGTTCAGCATGGCTTTACTTGCAGGCCGCCAGCCAAGGCTTGCAATTTCCATGCAGAACGCACACGTTTCACCGCCCTGCGGGATCCACGCATACTCTGCATGGTCTCGGGCGGCATTATGCAGAACCGTATCCTCGCTTAGCTGCTTAATTTCATTTTGTGCAATGTTTGCTATCTGGTCGCTGTTTAATCCGGAATTTAGCCCGGAATAAATTTTTTGTTTTATGTTTTCCAGTGTCGGAAAATCTGTTTCTTCCGCATCCGATACATTGGCTTTCTGCAAAATTGCTAATTCATTGTACATTTTCATTGCCATTGAAACGGATGCAGAACCGTATTTTCCGATCAGCCCATAAACGTAATTACAAAATGTCTCTGTGTCATCAATGCCGAATTTATCAATGTATGCCCGGGCAAGGTTATATGCTGTTTTTGAAATTATCGCTTGATTTTTTGCGTATTCCTTAAGCGATTTCAGTGCTATCAGTTTCATTATTCAGCCCCAATTCATCAACCAACTGCATACCCCGTTGCATTGTTTCACCAGATTTAATCCTGCGGATATCTGCCTGATCAAAACCAACCATTTCCAGAAATACATCCGTTCCGGAAAATCCGTCACGCGCGGACGAAATTTTAACTGCTGCATCAGCTGTAGAAGCAATAGAAGGCATGGCTGGATTTTTGAAGTGTGCAATTACATTCTTTTCCGTGTCGTCCAGGTCTTCAATTTTCTTTCCGTTTACGATGCCCTGTGCCAGCAGTGCAATCTCGCGCAGTGCCTCGCCATTACCGGCATTTAACTGTTCAGCAAGGGTTACCAGTGTCTGCGTTTGTGCCAAAATTGCATCGGAACTGGTCGGGTTAGCGTCATTCACAATTCCGGTATCCGCAATTGAAAGCCCGGTAGCCGCCGAAAACTGTGTAGCCAGAATGCGGATCATCTGAACATGAGGTTCAATATTGCCCTGCTGAAGCTGTCCGAACTGCGGGTTCTGTCCGGTCTCAGGGTTTGACGTTGCCGCAATCACGGATCCTACATACTGTTTGAATTTGTCGTTTACTATGGCGTCATACTGATCATCGGTTACGCCAAGGATGTATTTTTGCGGGCTGGTAGCAAATTCCAGTGCTATGGTGGCATTTGCCATCGTGCGGATGTAGCCGTCAATCATATTCCGGATAGGTTTTTTAATGCGCGACCTGCCTAGCGGCTTTGCGCTGGTTGCATTCCAAATCATTGGTTCCATCAGCGGGCGGCCGAATGGATTCTGCTGATATTGTGCCGTCCAACGTATGCCTTCGCGATACAGTGTACAGGTTGCATCATCACAATAGTAATTCACGATTGACGGGATCCAGTTCTGCTCTGACTCATCGTATTTTGTGTCGATAATGGCGAAACCACAGTCAATCCGCTGTTTGCTGCCGTTCCACAATGCGGATGCGGTCTGCGGGCTGTGAAACCTGATCTTGCACCCTATCTGATCATCGGCCGACAGAGTAGCAAATGTGCATCCATATTTCAGCTCATCTTTGCAGGCTTTCATGTATTCGGAAATCAGCCGGTTATTTTCAGTGATCGCCTGCATGGTCTCCGCCTGCCTGCCGTCCGTACCAACAAAACCGTCAAACATCGAGCGTGCCGCCAAAACATCAACGCATTTTGCGCCCCACTCGCATCCGATCTCTAGGTTATTCATGCGCTTCGGCAGTGCAAGGCCAAGATTGACTTCTCCAAGTGCAATGTGCCCTTCATAATATTTTGTTTTCTTTTCGTTTCTGGAACCATGGTAATTGTAAACGGCTATCAGATTTGCCAGCTTTTCCCTGTCTTCATTTCTCAGCCCCACAATGTCGTAAACATTCAGATTAAACATTCTAAAACCTCATTAGCCTATCTTCATTTTCCGTGTAGGATCACGCTTCGATGTCTGCGCTCCCCATAGTGCCAATGCCGCCGCTTCAATCGGAGCAGAGTCGTCACCGCCGAAACCCCAGCCGGAGCCGATCGGACGCTTTACGGAAGTTGTTGCACTATCGGATAGCGCTGTTTGTTTTTCGTACCATGTGACCGTGCTCTCATTGATGGCATTCACCAACACGCTGACCGCCGCTATAACATCGGATGCCCGCGGCTTTATTACAGATCCTTTGTATTTCCAAACCTCTGCCAGCCGTTCGCAGAGAACATCAACACCGTTTCGGCCATCAACCACTACACAGGATGCCTGCTTATACCGTTCATTCAGCCAGTCGGCTAGCCATTTTGTACCCTCTGCGGTAAATCTGCGGTCGATGATGGATATTCTGGCTTTGCCTTCCTTCGGGATCACAGCGCCGCATAAACAAACTTCTGCGCCATCAGCAGAAAACTTCACTCCATATGCTGTCTTACCCTCCGGTTTCAGCTCCGATGATTTGCACGCTTCCCATTTCTGCCTGTCGATTGCATAATTCAGTTCATGCGTATCTTCCGGGGTCCACCAGCCCAAGCGCTCACGGGCAAAAGTATCATCATCCATCTGTTCCTTTTCTGCTTCGATGGTTGATAGCAAAATTCTTCTGCCCAATGCCGGATTTGTATCTGCCCAGCGTTTTTTATCACTAACATCACCGATCTCTGGAACTGAAAATTCAAACCATGCTGTCTGTTTGCTTCCTCCGTCTATTGCTTTTTTTCGTATCCCTCTAAAAACTGTTCCAGGGCTTTCCGGTCCGGGAGGTGTGCCGACATAAATTGTTTGTGGGTTTAGGCTTGCGGAAATTGCCGGAAGAAATGATGCCTGTGCATCTGCATCCATTTCCTGAGCTTCGTCAATAATCAACAAATCCCCATGCTGGCCACGCCCGCCGTTTCTGGTACGTGCAAGAAATTTAACTCTAGCCCCGGATTTCAATATAATTTGTTCGCGCCCAAGCGCCGTTTTTATATCTTTCAAGTATTTCCGGAATTTCGGCTGATCAAAGAAGTTCTGTATCTCCTCAAATGTTTCTGTTGCTGTTTTCTGCAAGTGTGCGGTATAAATCACCTGTTCGTTGAACATCAGCATCCCGGCTTCGATCCGCGCCTCAACTAATCCTGTTTTTCCATTTTGGCGTGGGACGGATCCTCCGCACGTAGGTGCCGCCCATCTCCCGGATGCTGTTCGCCCAAGCCAATCATCCAATATCAAAACCTGCCATGGATCTAATATCGTTCCTCCAACCCTTACTATTTTTTCAGCATCCATGCCATCACTAGTTTTATAATCCGGTACGATCCTTTCGGACGGCTCCTGGCTTCCCATCAATTTCCCGTTCCTGGAGGATGTTTCCGATTTCATCATCCGTATCACTGTTCCCTTCGATCTGCTCAATTTCCGAGATCGTTTCCCTGTACTGTTTTGCTAATGGAGCTACATACCTGATATTATCAGCATTCTTATATGCCTGATCTATGCTTTCCGCCAGCTCACTGGCTAGTATTTTCAACTGTTCAAGCCTTGTTCCGGATTTAGTTGCAGTTAATAATTTTCTATAACTCATAGGCCGCTATAAAAACCTCTGTGTGTAAATCGGCCCT